CGCCGCGCTGCGTGACCGTGCGGCACCGGCCCGCGGCGACACCATCGACCGTGACACCACGATCGACACTCTCGCCCGCCTGTGGATCGCCGAGATCGCGTCGGACGGCCAGCACACCACCCAGACGATCGACCGGTATCAGTCGGCGATCGACGTCCACGTGCTGCCCGCGCTCGGCAACGTACGCCTCTCCGAGATCAGCGTCGGGCTGCTCGACCGGTTCCTGAAGGCACGCAAGACGCCGGCCACCGCGAAGCAGTGCCGGGTGGTGCTCACCGGAATGCTCGGCCTCGCCGCGCGCCACGACGTGATCGAACACAACCCTGTGCGGGAGACATCGCGGCGGACCGCCCCCCGCAAGCCGGTCCGGGCGATGACGGTCGCGGAGGTCGCCGCGCTGCGCGCCGTCGTGGCCGACTGGTCGGGTGGCAACCAGTTCGGGTCGCCTCGCGGTCTGGACCTGCCGGAGATTCTCGACGTGATGCTCGGCACCGGTGTCCGCATCGGCGAGGTCCTCGCGATCCGCCGCGCAGACGTCGACCTCGCCGCGGATCCGCCGACCGTCACGATCACCGGCACCATCGTCGGTGGCCGCCAGCAGGCGAAACCGAAGACCGACTCGTCGCGACGGCAGATGATCCTGCCGTCGTTCGCGGCGGCCGCGCTGCGCCGCCAGATCGGGCGTGACCTACCCACCGATGACGACCTCGTGTTCCCGTCCCGCACCGGCGGACCCCGGTCGACGAACAATGTGCGCCGGCAGCTGCGTGAGGCGCGGACAGACGCGTTCGACTGGGTCACCCCACACGTGTTCCGCAAGACCGTCGCCACCGCGGTGGAGCGCTCAGCAGACATCGAGACTGCCGCCGCGCAGCTCGGCCACTCGGGCCCGACGGTGACGCGCGTGCACTACGTCGAGAAGACAGCGACCGGCCCTGACGTGCGGCATGTGCTCGATGAGTTCTCGCCCGTTTCTCGTGGGTTTTCCGTGGGCGAGACCGGATAGACGAAACCCCCGCCACCTGCTGATGCTGGTGACGGGGGCTGTTCTGTGCGCCCGTAGGGATTCGAACCCCAAACCTTCTGGCCTGGGCCAGCCGTAGGATGTGCTCCGACAAGTCTCGCGTATCCCTGTCGTCCCAGGTCACGACGCAGTGAGTAGTCCACAGGTTCTACTCACAGCTGTGTAATTCCGGTCGTTTGTCGTGGGTAAACCGTGGATTGGCCTATGCCGCTGACCCGAAGAATCCGGCCACCACGTACGTGGCGTGGTCGTCGAGGGTTTGGCGGCCGCGGTCGTAGACGCCGAGTGTGGTGGAGATGTCTGCGTGGCGGGCGGAGAGCTGCACGGTGCGGGGTGGGGCGCCGGCGTCGAGTGCGCCGACGATGAAGGTGTGGCGCAGGACGTGGGGGCTGACGGTGACGCTGGTGATGGCGGCGGCTTTCGCGAGTCGTTTGACGACGCGGTCAGCGGACCGGCGGCTCATGCGGGTGCCGTCGCGGCGTAGCAGTAGGGGGCCGTCGTTGCGGCCGCCGATCGCGGCGTCGACGGCGCGCTGCACAGCTGGTGGCATCGGCACCAGGGCGGGTTTGTCGCCCTTGCCGATGAACCGGACGCAGCGGTGGGCTTTGGCGATCTCGTAGCAGTCGGAGACGTCGAGGCTGCAGGCTTCGCTGACCCGCAACCCCATGTAGCCCATGAGACAGACCAGCGCGTGGTCGGTCACGCTCGAGCGGGCGGCGACCGCAGCGAGTCGCTGCATCTCGTCGCGGCTGAGTGCGATGCGCTCGTCGGCGGCGGGTTTGGCTTTCGGCCGACGCACCAGGCGGCACGGATTCTTGCGCACCAGGTCGTCGTCGAGAGCGAGCTCGAAAAACAGCGAGAGGGTGCCGACGCGGTGGCAGATCGTGGCGGGGCCGTTGCCGCGCTCGCCGGCGAGCCAGCGCATCCACATCTCGACGTGGTGGCGGGTAATGCCGTTGAGTGGGTGCAGACCGCGTTCGTCGCACCAGGCCCGCCAGATCCGCACATCCATGCGGTAGGCGTCGCGGGTGTTGGGGTTCTCCCACCGCGCGAGGAACATCTCGCAGTACATGTCGAGGTCGAGCCCAGCGAGCGGCCCGGCCGAGGGATCGGGCAGGTCGAGTGCCGGCAGCGGGCAGGGTTGGGTAGCGTGAGACACGGTCATCATCTCCAGGGGTATCTGGTGGGTGGTGGCAAGGCCTCGGTTGGTGTTGGTAGCACCACCGGGGCCGCTTTCCGTTCTACCCCAGACTGATCCAGGCGCGCACAGGTTTTCAGATGGGCCAGGTGTCGAGTTTCTCCCAGCGCCCGAACGGCGGTCTCGACGGCGCGATGATGACCATTCCGGTGGTGTCGGTGCCGTAGTCGAGTAGCCGCTCGATTTCGAACTCGGTTGCCTCGTTGCCCATGTCGTAGATGAACTCTCCGCTGCCGAGGTTGGGCAAGCCGAGTGTCATGTCGTCGTCACAGTCCTCGGCGCCGGCGGCGCTGCACTCGAGGTAGGTGCACCAGCGGTTGATGTCGGTGCGCCGCCAGATCGCGCTACCCGGCCGTGGCGTGACAGAGTCGGGCACTGTCAGCGCGCGGCGGCTGCGGTGATGTCGGCGGAGGTGGTCGTGACGACCTTGTGTTCGGCCTTGACGAGCTCGAGGAGCATGGCCATGTTCGACTCGTCATGGATGTCGATGGGCTCGTCGCCCTCGACGATGCGGCCGCTGCGGCAGGTGACGAGGTCGATCGAGTGCCGGTCGGGGTAGTAGACGACGACGGTCGCTTCGCCGCCGACCTGGTCGACGCGGTCGCTGACCTCGACGACGCGGTCGGTGTCGAGAGCGGGAACGATCGTCGCGGCGGTGTCTCCCCACACGCGTTGGCGGTAGCGCAGATGCTTCGGGGTGCGCGCAGACAGGTTGTACAGGCGTAGCCCGTCCAACCTCAACCGCTGCTGTTTGTCCATCACGCTCTCACTCGTCGGACTCGGTGCTCGTACGAGTTCAGGTAGTCGTCGTAGGCACGTCTGTGTTCCTCTTCCACCAGACTATAGTCACCGGGCTGGAATGGGCAGATCGAAATCCTGTCGATTTCGTCTCCGTCGGGTGACATCAGGTGGCGATGGACCTCCCGGTGGCAAGTGTCGATGCGTTCGACCTCCTGGTCCTCGCCGTCGACGACGACCACGAGTTTCAGGCAGAAGAAGTAGATGCGGCCGCGATAGACGTCGATTCGCTCGATGAGTACCACGGTGCCGTCGAGGTCGAGGGGGTAGCGGTTTTCCACTCGGTCCTGCACGTGCGCCGGCGGAGGCCGGAACTCGCGCCGGCGGTCGGTGCTCACGCGTTGGTCCCCTTCTGCTCGCCACGGGCCAACGGGGCGGGATGGGCACACATGGGCGCCAACTCCTTGCGGTAGTGCTGTCGTTTCGTCGGCGCGCACCAGTGCCGCCGGTCCGGGGAACGTTTCGCGTATACCACGGCGGTGGCCTACCATCGGAGATGTCCGCCAAGACAATTTTCGATGGCAGTCCGTCCGGATCGGCGGGGCTGATGTCACACCCGAGCCGGGCCCTTCGCGGGTCCGGCTCGGTTCTCATTCTAAGGGCTGACCTCGACACCAACGGTTCACCGCGGGAACTGTGGACTACTTCCGCAGAACCTTGGTGGCACCGCGCCCACTCGTTGACTCACAATCGTGTCATTCAGACACAGCACAGCGCCCCGCGTCGGACCAGTCGGGGGTTGGTCCGCGCGGGGCGCTGTTGTGTCTATCGGTAAGCCGGAGGTCCGGCGTTACGGCCAGTTTCATACTCTTGGCCTGTCCTCATCATCCGGCTTTCCGGGATCGTCCTCGTCACCTCGGTTCTTCTGCTCGTACCACTGCCCGTAGACGATCCCTAGCACAAGTCCCAAGGCGACACCGACAGCCAGGTTGTCCAAGATCAGGCCGAAAGACGCCCCCAACGCGATTCCCAGACCGATACCCGCGCCATGCGGATTCACCTTCGGATCGGTGCTCATCTGTCTGCCGTTCGGTCACCCGGTCGGGATCGGCGACGAGACATGTGGGCTGACCTCTCTTCCGCGTCGTTGATTTCCTCCGACCATAGGTGCTGCAGACTTGAGCATCCATTACCCGCTCACATTCAGGGTTATGGGCGGGTGTCAGTGCCGCCACCGCTTGATCGCGATGGGCACCGCCGAATAGGTGAACTCGACCGTCGCTCCCGCGTCCACCGGCAACACCAGAGTCCCCGCGACCGCACCCGAGTTGTACACGGTGACGGTGTTGATCTTGATGGTCTCGAACGTGCCGCCGATGATGTACAGCGTCTGCCGATACGGGCCGGTGGTGTAGGTGTACGGGGAGCCGGTCGGGGTGATCGAGTCCGCACCGATCGGGTTGAATCCGTCATTGTCGCGGACCCGGCAGGTCGTCCCGAACTGTGTCGAACCCGCTATCCCTGCCGTGCCGTTGCCTCGGAAGTCGTTGCCGACCACCCGCGAATCCCCGTCGATGGATGACACCGGCGCGGAGGCTGTCATCAGCAGTCCATGCAGTTGGGTCTTGCCGGTCGACCTGGTGTCCCGGCAGACGTTGTGCATGATCTCCGAATCGGTCATCGTGCCGTGCAGGGCGATGCCGTTGCGGTCCGGCCCGCCCAGTCCCGCCCCGGCATCGTCGGAACCGCGCCCATTGTTTTCACAGGTGTTACCGACGATCCTCATATTCTTGACCGCGCCGCCGATGCGGATGCCGTTCTTGCGGTTGTTGCGGCTGGTGTTCCACATGATCTCCACGCTCGGCATGACGTGGCGGGAGTGGACGCGGACCTGGATGCCGTGGTCGCCGGAGTCCTCCACCTGGTTGTTAATGATGCGGTAGAAGCCGAGTTCGGCCAACTCCACGTCGGGAGCGTACAGGTCGATCCCCCAGCGTCCCGAGCCGCTGATGAAGCAGTCTGACAGCAGTCCCCTGGTGGCGGTGCGGTGCAACTGTGGCGGCATCGTGGTCACCGAGAATCCGTCGAGGTCGTTGTCGATCAGGTGGGCACCCTGGATGATTGCCCCGCCGCAGGCTTGATCGGAGATGCCGGAGATGCCGTTGCGTTCAAAGCGCCCGCCGATCACGGTCAAGCCGGGGGTGGACTGCCACTCGTTGTCGGGGGTGATGTCGGGCTGCCATTCCATGAATAGGCCGTGGCGCATGTTGTCCATCGACACGCACTCGACCACGAACACATGCTCGTGTTCCCAGCCTCCGGTGCCGAATCCGAACCCGGAGTGGCCTGGCGACGACACGGTGCCGATGCGCCCGTTGTTCTCGGCCTTGCATTGCAGGTAGTAGCAGTCGCGGTGGAAGTCGTTGCCGAACCCCGACCCTGCGGTGTTGCGGACAGTGACGCGATCGAACACGCAGTCCTGCATGTAGTACAGGCCCGTCCCCTTCGACCCGGCCCCGTCGCCGTTGGTCTGCATGTCGCCGTCGATGGTGAAGTCGGCGAACGTGGTCCCGGTCAAGGCGTCGTCCACATCACCCCATCGGATGAAACCGTTGACCGACGCTACCGGGTGCATGACCGTGATGTCGCGGCCTGCGCCCTGGTAGCGGACCCGCGACAAGGGGGTTTTCTGCGTGGCGTGCATCCCATCGCCCGGAGGTAGGACGAGGGTGCCGCCGCCGGTGCCCAACTTCGCGTGCGCGGCATCCCACGCCGCATCGTTGTTGGTGCCCACATAGCCCGCCACCGCCGACACGGCGGCTGTGGCTGCGGTCCCCACAGTGACCTGGGTGGCAGACACGACCGTCGAAATGTTGGCGACGAGCGCACCATTCCACGGCTGAGCAGCCGCACCCGCGCCGGGGACAAACACCAGCTTGCCGATGTCGGCGGAGGTGAACGCGCCATTGGGGGCGGTCAGGGTGGTCGATCCCGCCGTGGTGGTGATCGTGGCGGCGCGACGGTCGAACTTGCCGCCGTGATCGGTGAGATGCACGATGCGCGAGTAGTCGTAGTTGCGGGCCGCGATACCCGAGCGCAGGGCGGCAGTCAGCGCGCCCTGGATCAGGTGCCAGCCGATCTCGTTGACGGTCGGCGCGAGCAGCTTCGACCCGGACGGGGCGTCGGGGTCGAACCGCACATAAGCGGCGTCGAGTACCGTTCTTGAGCTCGAGCCGGGGTCGCCCAGCAGCGTGGCGACTGCGCTGTCGGGGACGGCGCCGGATTCGACTTGGTCGAGGATGGTTTGTGCGGCGTTTTTCGCGGCGATCGCTGCTTCTTTCGCGGCGATGGCGTCGGCGTAGGTGATGCGCGCCGGCACGTTTGAGGGTCCGGGAGTGAAGGTGTCGGCCAACCGCCAGCCCGCGGCCTGCCACGCCGCGACACTGCCGTCGGCGACGAACACACCTTGCACGGTTTCCATCTGGTTGGTGTTCGGGTTCAGATAGTCCCGAACCATCAGCTTCGCCATCGGTCAGCTCTCCTCGGTGGTCGGCTCTTCCGGCACGAATGGTTCGTCGAACTCGCTCTCGCCGAACCTGGGCGGTGGCGGTTCGGTGTCGAGGATGGCGACGTCGAGGCCAACCGCCGCGATCATGCGGCCCTCACGGGCGATCGACAGCTGCCCGAGGTCGTCGACGGCGAGGGTGAAGGTGTAGCCACCGAGGGAGACAGTGGTGGTGTCGGGTTCGGGTGAGGTCACGAAGCGCTCCTAGATGGTGTAGGTGTCGCGAAGTCGGAAGTCGTCGAGTGGGCTGGCCTGGCTGTAGGTGCCGGACTGGAAGAATGCGCCGACACTGCGGCGATCGGTCGGCAGCACACCGCCGGTGTCCACCCATGTCAGCCGCGGCGACACGTCGCCGTCGCGGTACACGCGATAGGTCTTGACGTCGGTGTCGTCATCGACATCAAGATCGACGATCCAGCGGCCTGTCGCCTCCGCACTGGACAGCCCGACGCTGGCGCGGTTGGTGAAGCTGGTGCCCTCCCAATCGGCGCACGTCGCGATCAGCAGGTTGTCCTGCTTGATCATCACCACCAAGAACGGTTCGTACGGGCCATTGGGCTGGTTGGTGATATTGGTCTGATAGTCGGTGTTGAAGATCAGCCCCGACCACAAGCTGTTCGGCGACACCACCGTGATCGACGCTTCCAAGCTGTTGCGGCGGGTGCGGGAGTTGAAGATCCGGTAGTGGTACCGCGAGCTCGCGAACGCATTGTAGGTGCACACGAGACGTCCACCAGAGACGTCGATGTAGCGCCCCGAATTGTCTTCGGACTCCTCGCCGGTGTTCTTGGTGCCGCCACCCGACCAGGTGGAGACGATCGAGTCGGAGAATCCGTCGTAGAAGTCCAGTGGCGGTGCCGCGGTCGCGCCGGATTCGCCGTTGCCGTACTCGAAGTACACCGCCAGTGCGTTGTAGGCCCCATCCCCGGCAGCGATGGTCGTAGGCGCGTTGTTCGTCGAGCGGGTCATGCCGACGTTGCCGGGCTCTTCGCCGGGAAGGCTGCCGGGGGCGGCGAAGTCGCGGGCCTTCAGCACCACATTTCCGGTACTGCCGACGCAGCGGATCTGCACACCAATGTCAGCTGGCGCGCCGACTTCGAGGTCGGAGGTGTCGAAGCTGACCCACTGGGCGCCGCCGGTCAGCTGGCCGAGGAAATCGACCGACTGGAAATAGCTCTTGGTCTTGTCCGCGTTGAAGACATAGATGTCGGCGTAGACGGCGGTGAGGCTTGCTGACGCCGACGACACGATCGGGAACGCGATCAGGTTCTTCACCTGGTCAACTTCGGTGCGCATGAGCCCCCACGGCAGCGACGTCGGGGTTGCGGTCACATTGACTGGGCTGTCGCCGAGCGAGTCGTACTCGATCGACGATTCGCCGTTGGCTACCAGACCGGATGACAGTGGGCGACTGTTGCGGGAGAAGAGGAGACTGTTCAACGCATTCACCTGACCTTGCAAGCTGGCGGCGTGCACCTCGACCGAGCCGACGGTGGCGACTGCGGTCGACGCCTGGGCTTGCGCTGTTGCCGCGTCGATCTGCGCGGTCGCTGCGTTGGTGTAGGCGTCGATAGCGGTCTGGGTGAGGTCGTCCGCCCACGATTCGAGGAACGCGAAGGGTTTCAGTTTCGTGCCGAAGATGTCGATCTGAACACCGGCCACCGCGCGCAACACGAACGCGAGGATCAGATCGATGATTGAATCAGTCCACTGCTGAATGTAGCGCTGTGACAGAGCCATTCAGATCAGTCCTTGTACAGCTTCGCGCGCCAGTTCCAGGTAGGTGTGGTTCTCCCCCGCTGGCCGCTCGTGCCCGTAGGCGACGTGCCGTCCGTCGACGGCGTACTTCCACACCCACTGCCAGGTGTAGGCGAGGTTCCACCACTGCCCGATCGGCTGCGGCAGGCCGGTGAGGCTGACCGCGATCTGGCGGCCGCCGTTGTTGCCCGGGCACGCCGAGATCGGATCATCGGGAATCGAGTAGCTGTAGCACTGCAGCGCGTCGATGTAGCGTTCCCCGGCGATGCCCCAGTTGCCGCCGTTCACACCGCGGTTGGAGATCTGGCGGCGGTGCCGTTTCGGGTCGGCGAGCTGCACGATGCCGCGGCAGTGTTTCGGCCGGTCGAACTCGACGAAGTCGCCGCCGGCCGCGGCGCCGAGTGAGAAGCAGGCGAGGACGTACGGCTCACCGAGCTCGTCGATCGCGGTGAGACGACGCCGCGCATCGCTGACCGACTCGGCGTAGCTGCCTAACCCGATCGGCCGGATCTCCGCCCGATACGGCACCTCCTCACCCGGGATCGACGACAGCATGTTCCCCGTCAACGATTCACCGGTACCGCGCAGCTTGTACACCTTCGTCATTGCAGACCGCACAACGGTTCCGGGTACGCCTTGCGTTTGCTGTTGAGGCCGTCGCGGTACTTCAGCAGCTCGTCGTAGTCCTGCGACAACGTCTTCGCCTCACGCACGTAATGGTCGACCGCATCGTTCACTCCCGCGGTGCGCTGGACCGGATCGTCGGCGCTGAGTGACCGGCCGATCCGGATGAACGTGTCGTCGAGGAGCGCGCGGCGTTCCGCGGAGATCCCCCGCGCTCTTTCGGTGATCTCGTCCTGCTCGCGCGTCACACCCACGTTGTAGGTCAGAGCGGCCCGGAACTGGCGATCACACTCAGCCGACTCCCGAGCGTTGAGCTCGACATTGACGATGGTCAGCAGAGAGAGCGTCACCAAGACGACCCCGACGATCGTGAAGTTCCGCGACGAGTGCGACACGAACGGAATCAGGATGCGTCGACCACGAATGTGCAGGTACCCGAACTTGATCAGCATCCCGACGACGACGCCGATCAGAAACCCCATGACCTGAGAGAGAACTTCCATCATTCCTCACCCTCATCGTCGTTGCCGCTCTTCTTTTTCGCTTCACGGGTGGTGATGATTCCGAGAAGGACACCGAGGACTGCCATGAATGCCGCCCCGGCGCTATCGGGCGGGTTGTACGAGGGGTTGAACATGTCGACGATCGTCGTGCCGGCCCACACCCCGCCGACGACGACCGCCAACACGTACACAACCTTCTGTCCCGTGCTGTTGGGTTCCTTCGCCACTCGAACACCTTTCAACAGCGCCCGAGTCCGGGCGGCGTGCCAATCCCCCCGGGGAGGCAGTCATCGGTAGACCTCACTTCATTCGACGGGCGCGAGGCTCGGCGTCCCCTTGGCGGGGCCGACGGGCATCGACACGAACGACGTCAGCAGCGAGATCGCGGCAGCGGTACCAGCCAGGCCGGCGGTCTGCGCCCAGTCGACGTCAGCGAACGTGAATGCCTCGGTCGCGCTCGCGGTCACCGGGATGGCGCCGACCACGGTGGCGATGAACGTGCGGGCCGCCCGGATCAACGATTCGACATACGGGTTGGCCGCGTTGAGCGACACCGTCGACAGCGACAGCAGCACAGTCGCGACGGTCGCGAGACCAGCCGCGCCCAGCGCGGTACCCCACGGCACGCTCACAACAGATACGCCGGCGACGAGGAACAGCAGCAACGTCTGGGCGAACGTCTTGATGGCGCGTTCGGCGGTGTCCTCAAGGAACACCCGAAGGTCGGTGGTGGTGATCATGGTCAGATGTCCTTTCGGGATTCGAGAACGGCGTGGCGGACGATGCTGTCCTTCGCCTCGAGGAGTTTGCGGAGCCCGACGGTCAGCTCCGGGCCATCGCCCAGGTCGTCGGCGACCTGGTGGGCGAGGTCGTGGAACGGGCGCGAGACCCGCCCCAGATGCGGCGGCAGATGTTCGTACTCGAACAGCGACAGCATGTGCTCAGTACTCGGATGCCTTTGTGCCATGTGGTCATTGCTCCTTGATCTCGATGGCCGCCAGCAGACGGTCCAGTTTCTTTTCGATCCGCGACTGTCGGGCGCCGATCTGGCGCACCATCGTCACGAGGTTCTTGCCCTGCTCGTCGGGGATGTCGAGCAGCGCGACATCGTTGATCGGGCTGGTGAAGTCGTACCCGTCCCACACGATCTCGTTGACGACGGCAGCATGGGAGTCAGCGAACCGTGGCCCCTCCTTGTCGAGCCACGAGTTGCCGAGGATCTTGCGCAGCCACGCCGAGGGGAGTCGGATGCGGCCCGGGTAGCGCTTGAGCTGGGCGCCGCCCTCGGCGACGGCGTTGGCCTGGTCCTGGTCGAGTGTTGCCATGGGTTCTTCTCCTTCGGTGATGCCGAACAGCGTTTTGAGTTGGGTGATGGTCAGGTCGGTGTAGTTCGCGTCGCAGGGCCCGAACGGCGGGCACGGCACGCGGTCGGAGTATTGGTGGGCGAAGCGATCCGGGAACGCGTACGACTGGCCGGGCGCGTTGTTGTAGTGCGGCACCACCAGCGGGATGCCGGGGCGGGTGGGCCACAGGCCGGGGTCGGCGTTCGGGTTGAGGTAGCCGATCACCCGTTTGCCGCCGAGCCAGCCCTGCACCCGACGCACCTCGTCGTTGATCTCGACCGAATTGTTGCCGCGCACACTGCCGTTGTCGCCCTCGACGTCGACCATGCACACAATGCGCGGATCGATTTGGCCGTTGCGGGTGACGACCTGGCGCCACAGATCGCAATTGGCCTGACCCGGGCGGAAAAAGTAGTAGGCGATCACAATGTCGAGACGGCCCCGCTCGAGCCCCGACAACGCCCACGTGAGGTTCGCGTCCGCTGCGGTGTCTTTCTTGTTGCCGGTGTTGGTGCGGAAACAGAAGATCCGGTGCGGATAGGAGTCGTCGACGACCCGCTGATACTGAGAGACGTCCGCCCAATAGGTGCCCATGTCAGAACCTTCCGAGTTGGGAGAATGCTTCGAAGTCGGCCGTCGTGGGCTGCCACGGCGGCGGCCCTTCGATGAGGCGGCCGTCGGTGCCGATTCGGCGCTGGCAGAAGTCGACCAGTTTGGTCGAGGCCCCGGTGCCGGCGGCGGTTCCGGAGTTGAGCTGGAAATGCATCGGGTCGCGGGTCGACCAGTCCTGTCCCCAGAAGATGTTTCCCTCGAACTTCGCGAGCCCGACGCGGATCTCGGCGATCTGGGCTGCCGTGAAGTTGCGGGAGGCGTCGATTTTCCAGGGGTGCTCGGTGGCGTTGAGATCGACACCAGTACCCGACAGATGATTCGAGTTGCCGACCGCGTTCGTCGACGACCATCCCCAGTCGTCGATCGGGAAGTACTGGTCGAGCGCCTCGACGTGCTCGTGGAAGTAATGCATCCACGCCCGCAGCGCGACGGCCGCCCAGCCGGCGCGGACCGGGACACTCATGCCGCCGACGGTGACGACGGTGCATTCGTCGCGGTTGCACATGCGCCAACCGTTCTCGGAGTAGTTGTTGCCGTACGCAGTTCGGAAAGACATCGTTCAACCACCTTTTGTGGTGCTGGGGGGTCAGACTGCTTCGAGCCAGATGCGGAGTTCCGCGTCGGTTTGGGTGGTGGACCACGCGGAGGTTCCGTACTGGCGGACTGCGGAGAACACGAATTTCTGGTCGGTCGACGCGGCGACCACTGCTGGGGGCGAGGACATGCCGGGGGTGACGGCGGCGCCGATCCTCGGTCGCACGGGGACGAGGACCGCGCCGGCCGATTCGACACCGCGGCCCGCGCCGACCCGGGTACCCGAGGTGGCGATCGTCGCCGCGTCGGTTGCCGACGATCCCATCCGAATTTCACCGTCGATCCGAGTGCCGACAGCGCCGGTCACTTCGAACTCGCCCTCGACCCGTGGCCGGTAGGCGAACGGCTGGCCTGGGATGGTGAGCGACGTCATGATGCCGGTCGTCGTCGACGTCGACATTGTGAGCGCGGTGAAACTCGATCCGGCGACGACGAACAGCGGACGCACCACCGGAAGCGTCGCGACGTTCTTCCACACCCCTTTGCTGGTCGCCGACGAGTAGACGATCACCTGACCGTCAGCGGGGGTGCCAGTGATGTCGGACGAGCCGAGTATCGACCCGGGTGTTCCGTCGTCGCCGTCGGTGCCCTTCCAGATGTTCAGGGTCAGGTCGTAGACGGACGGGGTGCCAGAGTCGCCCGGCGTGATGAGGGTGGCCGACGCCGCCGGGGTCGGCATTGTGTCCACACCGGGGGTGAGCTGGTTGACGATGATGTTGCGGATCTCCGGCGGCGGGCCGGCCGGGCCGGACGCCAACGCGGCGACCGTCGCGGTGGCGTTGTCGAGGACGATCGTCATCGTTGCCGTGCCGGTGCCGAGCGGATCGTAGGTTGCGGCCGGGAAATGACACGTCACTGTCGCTGTGATCGAACCGTCCGGATTCTGTACCCAGCTCACTCAGTCCTCCTGAAAGTGTTAGGCCGCGAGCGTGATTGCTTTGATGGCTGAATCGGCCGACGACATGTAACGCATCAGCTTCGCCACCGGTGCCTCCTGCGCGGAGCCGTCACCGATCGTGATCGTCAGGTCGTAGGTTTCGCGGTTGTCGGTGACGACCGCCTCATCGCAGTAGTCGGTGTAGATGACGCCGTCATCGATCCACGACACCGGATCGTTGATGAAGAAATCCGCCCCCGGCCCATCACCGAACGTGTACGGCGACCCGTCGCGGGTGACCATCTGGAAGCTGAAATAGCCCCGCGAATCCCACATCGCAGACTCGAGGGCGACGAGCTCGTTCAGCGTCCACGCGGTGCCGCCGGTTTGGGTGAAGAACTCCGGCCACCCGAACTTGCCCAGCGACCGTTTCCTCGCGAAGTTCGTGATCAGCTGGAACGCGAGGATCATGTTGTCGAACACACCGTCGAGAAGCGACGACGGGATCGCCGAGATCGCGGCGGCCGCACCGCCGGACGCTGCCGCCGCGGCCGCGATGATCGCCCCCAGCAAGGCCTCGAGGATCAGGTCGATGCCCTTGTTCACCCATTCCGGGCTCTTCCCACCACCCACGACCTGCCAGGCCAGGGGGTGGTGGGCGGTGATGTGAGATTCCTTGATCCCCGAGTACGGTCCGTCCTCGTAGATCACCCAGGGCGGTTTGCTGTCGAGGCCGAGCCAGTGCGACAGGATTCCGCCGTACGGGTTCGTCGCGTCGGTGAGGTACTGGTCGGCAACGTTCTGCCCGGTCATCGCGAACACGATTTCGCCGAACAGGGTGTCGGACAGTTCGACCGCGGTGCCGATCAGTCCGTCGAGCGCGGTGCCGGTGATGTGCTGCACGTTCGTCTTGTCGACGACGTCGAACACGATCGTCGGGCGGGTGAGAATGAACGAGTCGGGTGCGGGTTGCTCGTCGCCCGGTTCCCACAGCCACGCCTTGAGTTCGAGGCCGCAGTCCTTCAGCGTCTGCTCGACGACCGTCGCGATCGAGTCCATGCGGGCGGTCATCGCCGTCCACTTCGACGTGTCGGTGAACGGGTTCGTCGGCACCACCACGAACGGCACGTCGACCTGGGCGCCGTTGCCGTCGAGGAAGTCCTCGACGAACTCGAACTTCATCATCAGGTCGGCGAACACCGCCGCCGGGTTGGTGACGTTGTTGACGATGTTCCACAGTCCCGCGTTCAGCCGTAGCCCCTGCTCGGAGATCATGTTCTTGATGCAGGTGACCGCGGGCCCGATGTGGACGGATTCGCGGATCGGCTGAAACTGCACCGGCGAGAACCATGTCGGGAACACCAGGATGTGGTCGAACCACGACTTGTCGTCGACGAGCTGCATCGTGAACGACATGATGCCGTCGACGGTGTCTTTCGAGCAGGTGTCGACCCGGCCGGTCCACTTGTAGTTGTCGGTGCGGATCGTCACCGGCACAACCGTTTTGTGGCAGGTCATACCGACCGGCCCCCACGGATCGTCACCCTTCAGCTCGATCGTGCCCGGACCGACCTTGTTGCGTTTGAACGTGGCGGTCGTCGACATGTAGTCACCGACCTGGCCGAG